CTGGATTATCGCCCTGTCCAGTCGTATCTTTAGCAATTGATTTCTCAGACGAGGAGCGTAGGCTGCAAGTTCTTGCTAGGGCGTTGTCAAGTGACTACCAGTGCATTAAGTATTTGACGTATAGGAATTGTTTTCGGCGTAGGATGTCATTGGCTTGGGTAGGGCATGACTGTAATGCACATGGTAGTGATACTTGTGGATGTGATTTGCTTGTCACTGTTAAGGAACCGCGGTTTGGAAAGTTTGAGTTTACAGTGTCAAGGTATATAGGGAGGAGAAAATTTTCATCTACGGACATGATCATTTTGGCTATGTCTAAGATAGAATCATGTTGGGCACTTTTTAATGGTATAGCTACCAAGGTACAACGTAATATAGGTCATGTCTTTGTGAAGATGGTTTTGGAGATTAAATGTTCGCAGAATATGATTAAGATAGCGCCATTGTTCATGCACCCTACTATTCCACGTGAGTTATCTCTTTTTCCAGTTGAGACTAGTGTGCTTACGGCTGTTCGTTTGTGGGATGTTTATCACTTGCGAAAAATCGGTCTTCCAACAAGCATTGATTACATGGTTAAAAACATATGGAAAGAGTGTAAGTTATCGGGGATACGTGGAGTTGAATGGAGTCCAAAAGAAGTTCCTAGTTTGCGTGTTTTATGCCTGCAAAGAATGTCAAGATTCAATAATGCTTTTACGGGTGATTCGCGTGGTCCCTATACATGTTGTTCACTTGAGAATTTGTATCCTGAAAAATTGGCTAAGGCGTATGCTAAGTGGGATAAGCCAACTCAGAATGCTAGTGAGTTTGCACAATCATTGGCTCATATGATACCAAAAGCTCTGGACCGGCTATATTATCTGTTAGGAACACGGAAATATTTTGGTACCCACGTGTTTGATCGTCACGACTATAGATTTGAAGGTGTACCAATGGGCTCTTCGAGTGGTGCCAGGGCTGGGCCGCGCCAAACTTTCCCAAAAGATCAGGTCCACCCCTATGTTCGTGTATATTCCGTTACAGGTAAGAAAGCAGAACAAATTGAATATGCGATAGATAGTTATAAGGAAATGGTAGAGCAAGCCGAAAGAGGTGAGGTGGACTTGCATGATCATGGGTGGATTTTTAGTGTTAAGGCCGAAACCTTCAACTCGTCAGAAGAGATAAGTGATGATGACTTTAGAGCAATCCATGATAAGGCGCGACTGTTTAAAATTGGTTTTGTTACTGGAATAATACTGGAGGCACACGTGTCAAAGTTGCGTATGATGCTTGAGCGCGGCCATATCAGGGTTGGCATGACGTGGTGGTGGGGTGGTGCTGAGGATTTTGCTAAATTTATTAGGTATGATGACCCTGATATGGTGTGGAGCGATGCTGATATTAGGAATCTTGACATGTCATTGCACCGTGTGATAATGGAGATATATATGGGCATGTCAGGTGTTTATTACAAGTTTGAGCCAGGTGATATTAATACGACAGTCTACAAGAACTTGTTGAAGACTGCCATAAGATACTTGACAGTTCGTGTCACTCATTTTTTTAAATCAATTTGGCGTGTAATTGTTGGCGGAATGCCTTCTGGGGCTCTTAATACGTCGCATGGTGATTCATGGTGTATGCTGTTTTTATTTTGTCTTTTTATACAGTACTTATGGGAAACTAAACCAGATTTTAGACGAATTTTAGATAAAGAATTTTATGCAGGTAGAGTAGTATTTCCCATATATGGAGATGACCATATAATTGGTAACCCCAAGACCATAGCACATTATGTCAACGAGTATGAATTTGGACAATGGCTTGCTAAATTTTGGGGGATGCAAATTCGTGCACTTAGAATGAATCTTACAGCTCTATCTGTCCCGAATGTTTTAACAGGAGAATTGTCACATCGTGGTGTTATCTTCCTGCAACGATTTCTTATAAAACGTCCTGCGCATTTTACTATGACCGAAGATATGCCAGATGTTTACCCGTATCGTGCCCTCCATAAGCCAGCATGGCGTGTTGCGTTCTCGTCAGATGGTGAATCACGTGATTGCGTTTCAACGATGATTGCGTGTATTGGTGGGGCTTATGATATGATGGGAACGAATCTTGTTGGTCATGAATTTTTCCAATTTCTTTTCCAGACAATAAAACACCTTGAGAATTTAGATACCGTTACATTAAGGAATCAGATGCGTGAAAAGTTGGCAGCAGAAGGTAAGGATATTGTTAAAATGCTGAGAAAAGGATGTATTCCACCTGAGGAAATTCTCGCTGGGTTTCCGTCAATTGCAAAATTGGAGAGTATGCATAAGAGAGATGCAAGTAAAATTAAATTTAGACAATATGATATAAATCATATAAATTTACATAATTAGATAGTTGTCAATGTTGAAAAG